CTACAAAAGAACTCAAAGAATGGTTGGGTATCAATGGTTATTTCAGAACGTAGAGAGCCATCAGAAAAAGGTGCAACTCATTATGCTTATGTAAATGATTATGAGCCAAAAGAAGCTAATAATAACTCACCTAAGCAATCAACAGTTAAAAGTGATGATGACCTACCATTTTAAATAAAGAAGAGTAGAGGTGAAAGGCATACATGTAAAAGTTCTCTTAGTAGCCTCTATTTTTTTTTTAAAACTATAAAACAATGAAAGAACAACCAAACTACTATGCAATACTATCTGCTGAGGTTAGGTATGATAATAGACTAAAGGCTAATGTTAAGCTCTTGTTTGCAGAAATAACTGCTCTATGTAATATGAACGCTGAATGTTTTGCAACTAATAAATACTTCTCTGATCTTTATGGTAAAAGTAAAACTTCTATATCTGTTTGGGTAAGTGAATTAGTTAAATATGGCTATATAAAAGTACGCTACACTTACAAGGAAGGTACTAAAGAAATACTTAATAGGCATATAAGAATACTTAAAGGGGGTATTGAAGAAAAGTGCGTACCCCCATATAAGAAAACTTCAAAGAGTAATACTACAAGTATTAATACTATGAATAGTAATACTAAGGGTGTTTTTAAAAAACCAACAATAATTGAGATTAAAGAATATTGCACTGAAAGAAAAAATACTGTAGATGCTGAAACATTTTTTGATTTTTATGAAAGTAAGGGCTGGTTGATTGGTAAGAACAAAATGAAGAGTTGGAAAGCCTGTGTAAGGACTTGGGAGAAAAGCAGTACAAAAACTAATAACACAACATCACATAGGCATAAATCAGGAGGTGATTATGCAGATGGTAAATTTTAAATATGAGAAAAATAGAAGATACATTTAAAAACGCTGACTTTCTTAAACCAAAGATTTATAATAGATATAAACTTGGCACAAGAGAAGAAATTAAAGAAATGTTTATTAAAGCATTTGAGTATTATGATAGGACTATAGATTCCTATAAGCATTTACCAGCTTATGATGAAATAATTGATTGGATGGCAGATACTAAAGGTAGGGGTTTAATATTAATGGGAGAGTGTGGATTAGGTAAATCTACAATACTTAATTATGTTATTCCTGCTATATTTAGAACAAGAATAAACAAAGTTCTAAGATCAGTTCCTGCAAAAGAATTGGGTGCTGTAGAAAGAAATAAATCTCCATTTATTATAATTGATGACTTAGGTACTGAAAGTATAAAGAATGATTATGGAACTAAGATTGATGCAGTTGCTGATGCAATATCTTATGCTGAAGATAGTTCAAAGACTTTACTAATAACTACAAATTTAACACCAAACGCACTTAAGGAAAGATATGATGATAGAACATTAGATAGACTAAGGAAGTGTAAAGTAGTGATAATCAAGGGTAAAAGTTTTAGAAATTAATTTATATAAAATTGGTTTTTTTTTATATATTTGTTATATGAAAAGTGAAGAAATATTTAAAAAGGATAAGTTAGATTTGCCTGAGATTATAAATGATGATCTTACTTATTATATGCAGTTTGGATGGAAAAGATTAACAAACAGAGTTGATAAAAAAAAGGAAGGAATAAAATACTCTGGTAATATTTATGCTGATACTTTTCAAATTAATGATGAAAAATAATACTCTATAAACTAATATTAATTAAATAGGGTAAGACCTAAAAAGCATTTGATTTTGAATAGAGTAGTAGAAGGGGGGTGTGGTTACCTCCCTAATACAACGAACCGAATAGAAATAGTAATCAGCTCAACTAAAACAATAGAAATGAAAGAAGAAGAAAGAACATACAGAACAATTAAATGGATATTGAAAGACAATATCAAAAAGAATGTCAGATCATTGTGGACTTGGAAGGATGATAACTTCACTATGATATATGAAAATTATTCAGGTGATGACAGGATTTACACTTCAAGCCAACTTTTAAAAATCTTAACAAAATGAAAATTACAAAAGAAAATTTTGAGGAATACAAGGATATACAAGAGTTAGGGGAGTATAATATGCTATCATCTCAAGCGAGAGAATTGACCAACTTAACAAAAAAAGAGTGGGTCTATATTATGAAGAATTATGAACTATTAGATGATAAATTTAAATTAGGTAAAATATAATCTAACATAAATAAAATATAAATAACTAAAATATAAACAAAATGATAATATTTACAATACTTGGAATTATAACAACCTGTACATTTTTTATACTTATATTGATGAGTATAATAGAAGGAAGAATAAAAAGAAGAGCAAAACAAAAGATACTTTGGAATATGCATAATTATCGTAAGAGAGATAAAATAGTAACATTAACAGGGGGTTTAGAAAACGATAGATTAAATGAAAAATAATCATAGTAAATATTATTATGATACTGGAAGGAATCAAAGTAATACATGGGAAAATAATTCTGTAGATTCTAATTTAGATTATAGTAAGGATAAAATTCCTAAATACTATATTGGAAGGGTTTATGGTTATGAAGCAAGAAAGGTAATTGAGGATTTTGATTTATCTTATAATGTTGGGACTGCCACAACATATCTTTTGCGTGCAAAAAGAAAGCACACCACAAGTGTTGAGTGCATACAGAAAGCAATTAATCATCTTGAGTTTGAATTAGATAAGATTAAAAATGAAGAAACCGATATTTAGAGTATATATATCTTATGAGATAAAGAATAAGGGTAAGGTAACGAGGAAGGTTAATACTGGTGTATTAGATACATTTGCATTAACATCTAATATAGAAGAAATAAGGAATGATATAGAGTTTATAAACAGAATATGTTATTTGAATAAAAAGAAATTAAACAAGGTGGATATAATTATAACCAGTGTTGATATTGAAAATCAATATGGTGAAACAACTGATAGATTCCCTGATGAATATTAAATTATGCCAAAGATTAGAAAGATAAAAATAGGAGATAGGAAAGATTCAAGAGGAGGTGGTTACTCAAGAAGAAAGTTTACTGTTGCAGAAGCTGATGCAATAAGACTAGAGTATACCACAGCTACACAGAAGATTACAATATCATCTCTTGCTAGGAAATACAAAGTATCTCAACCATTAATGTATCAACTGATTAAGGGTACTACTTATACCGATAAGGGGATAGGGGGTAAGCCTAAGGGGGATAGGGGGTATATGGGGGTATAGGGTTTTATGAAAAAAGAAGCCCTAGTTCAATCATCATTTTGCATTTATATAAAATATACATATCCTAAGGTTAGATACTGTGCATCTCTAGGTGGAATAAGAACATCTATGAAGCAGGCTATAATGGCTAAAAAAACTGGTTATGTTAAAGGCTTTCCTGATATTCAGATATGCCATGTCAATAGTGAGTATGCTGGTCTATTCTTAGAGATCAAAGCAGATAAGACTTGCTACCCATCTAAAGAACAGAAGCAGTGGGTTGCAGATTTAAACGAGGCAGGTTACTATGCTAAGGTAGTTAAAGGACTAGAAGAATGTATGGATGTCCTTGATTGGTATATGAATATAAAATAATTTCCTAAAAACTTTTCTTAAAAAAATAAATTCAGCTAAATTTTAATGCTGTGAAACTGCCATGAAACTGCTGTGAAATTTTTTTGAAATTGCTATGAAACTGCTGGAGATCTGCTATACGTGTATGCGTGTGTATGTGCGTTCTATATACTGCAACTTATTGATTTGCAGTTATTTAGAATGATTCTAAATTTCAATATTTGTTGATATTTTATAACATTTTGTTTGCTATTGTTAAAAAGTGTTATATATTTGCATCATAATAATTAAATAAATAATAAAACAATGAACACAAAAACACAAAACACACAAACAAAAACAGAAAGTATTTTTAATTTAATATACTTGCTTTCTTTACCTGTTGCAACAATAATTTACTTTATTAACATTTAAAATTAAAACAATGCAAAACTTAAACTCTGAACTAATGACAAAAGCAAAAACAAATAAGAAAAACAAAACAACTTTAAAGGATAGTATATTATTTACTGTC